TGCCTTATCCTAATCATATAGATTTACCAGATATTTTAGAAGAAGAAGATGGTAAAGTTATGTATTTTAAAAGTGAAAAAGAAGCTAAACTTTTTTTACAAGATTTATATGACGAGAGAGGTATGATGATTAGAGCATTAATAGATGATGCTGTGCAACTTATGAGAGTACAATGAATGAAATAGAAATATTAAAAAAGAATGTGCGAGACTTACAAGAACAATTACGAACTGCTTATGTAAGAATCAAACAATTAAATGAAGAATTAGATAAGCTAAAAAGTAAACCTGATGAAGGTTTATATAATCCTGATGCAAGTCATATAACTAGAGATTTTAAAACAGGTGGATAGAGCAAGAGAAAGAAGGCTAAAAGCTACAGGTAAATGGTTTAAAACTGTTAAGAAAAAAAGTTTATGGTTAAACCATATCTTTCCTGTTATTTTAGTTGTTGGTTTTATTTTTTATATTATAAATTTATAGATGAGGATAGTGTAATGAACTTATTAGCAGAAGAAATAAAAGAGCTAATTAAAGAACGATATTACGAGTACCTAGAGGAAGGCTACCCTTCTTTTGAAGCTATGGAGTTAGCTAAGAAAGATATATACGAAGCTAAAGACTCTGAGATAGGTGCTTTTGATAACCTATATGGTAGTTCTATTGAAGTAGATTAAAATATTATATAAAAAATAATAATTATTTATTGATTATTATTTTAATATAATATATAATTAAAATTTTAGGGGAAAATTATGCAAAAAACATGGCTAGACAGGGGTGCTTGTCCTAAATGTGGTTCAAGTGATGGTAATGTACGACATTCTGAAGGATATAGCTATTGTTTTTCCTGTAACACAAGATTTGGAGAGAATATGCAACAAGAAAAGGTAATACCTATGAAAACTGAGAGTCTAATTAAGACTGTTGGTACTACAGGTGCTTTGACTGAAAGAAATATCAGTAAAGAAACAGCACAAAAGTATCATACACAAGTAAAGGTGAATGGTAACATGAATACACATCACATTTACAAGTATTTTGATAGTGGTGGTAACAATATAGGTAACAAAGTTAGAGATGTGCCTACTAAAAATATGTGGGTAGAAGGAAACATATCAGATGCTACTTTGTTTGGACAAAATTTGTTCACAGGTGGTGGTAAATACATAACTATAACTGAAGGTGAAGTAGATGCTATGTCTGCCTATGAATTATTAGGTAGTAAGTGGGCATGTGTATCTGTAAAAACAGGTGCAGGTTCTGCAGTACGAGATTGTAGAAAAGCATTTGAATATTTAGATAGCTTTCAAAACATAGTTATATCATTTGATATGGACAAGCAAGGACAAGAAGCTAGTGAGAAGGTGGCTCAGTTGTTTAGTCCAAACAAATGTAAGATTATGAACATGGAGTTCAAAGATGCAAATGAATATCTAAAGATGGGTAAGAGAGAAAAGTTCTCACAAGCATGGTGGAACGCACAACCTTATACACCTGCAGGTATTATTAATCTACGAGACCTGGGCGACAAGTTATATACAGAAGACTTTTGTGAGACTGTTCCATATCCTTGGGCTAAACTAAATGATAAGACTTATGGAATGAGAACAGGTGAGTTAATTACATTTACTTCTGGTGCAGGTATGGGTAAGTCTTCTATTATGCGAGAGATGATGCACCACTTACTCAAGAATACAAATCACAATATAGGTATACTTGCATTAGAAGAAGGTATCAAGAATACTGCATTTAATATTATGTCAGTAGAAGCTAATGCTAGATTGTATATCAAGGAAGTTAGAAACAAGTTTAGCATAGAACAACTTAAACAATATGAAAAAGAAACCATAGGTTCTGGTAGGTTCTTTGCTTTTGACCACTTTGGTTCTATAGATAATGACGAGATATTATCTAGAGTTAGATTTATGGCACAAGCATTAGAGTGTAAGTGGATATTTGTAGACCACTTATCTATCCTTGTATCTGGACAAGATGAAGGAGACGAGAGAAAGTCTATTGATGTATTGATGACTAAGTTACGAAGTCTTGTGGAACAAACAGGTATTGGTATGTTATTAGTATCACATCTACGTAGACCTGCAGGAGATAGAGGTCATGAAGATGGTAAAGAGATTACACTTTCACACTTACGTGGTAGTGCAAGTATTGCTCACTTATCTGATGGTGTGATTGGATTAGAAAGAAACCAACAAGATACTGATGAAGTAAAAGCTAACACAACAACTCTTAGAATATTAAAGAATAGATATACAGGAGATACAGGTATAGCTACACATCTTCACTACAATAAAGAGACAGGTCGTATGAAAGAGATTGACAATCCCTACGAAGTAGACTATAATGCAGAAGATAATAAAGAAGAGGTACCTTTCTAATGAACTGTTGGCATTGTGATACAGAATTAATATGGGGAGGAGACCATGATATTGACCATGAAGATGAAGACTATTGTATGGAAACAAATTTATCTTGTCCTAACTGTGGTTCTTTTCATATGGTTTACTTACCAAAAGATAAACCAAAAAAGAAAGTAAGTTGGTTAGAGGGTTATAAAAAGTGGTTAAAAATAAGATAGTTTATAAACCAAGAAAGTTAACATTTAAGGAAAAAAGAATGATAGTCAAAGCACACAAAGTTTTATTTAATGATGATAAGGAACCAGAAATGTGGGAGCATTATTGTGAAGAGGAAGAAACTGAAATGGCAGTAGGAAAAGGTGAGCCTTGTAATTGGTGTGGAAAAGAGGAGGAAGATTGTGAAAGTAGTTCTTGATATAGAAACAGACCAGATAGATGCTTCAGTAATTAATTGTATTGTAGCTAAAGATATTGATACGAATGTATCAACAGTATTTGAACCAGACAATATGCATGTATTTAAAAACTGGTCTAAAAATATTGATAAGTATATAATGCATAATGGTTTATCTTTTGATGCTCCTGTATTAAACAGATTGTTAGGTGTAGAAATTAAACCTTCACAGGTAACAGATACATTAATACTATCTCAAATGTTTAATCCATTACGAGAGGGTGGTCATAGTCTAAGAGCATGGGGAGATAGATTTAACTTTCCTAAAGGAGAGATAAATTCTTTTTATAAGTATTCAGAAGAATTAAAAAGATATTGTATGCAAGATGTAGACATAACACATAAGTTATATAATCATCTAAAAAAAGAAGGACAAGGTTTTTCTAAGTCTTCTATTGATTTAGAACATCAGGTAAGAGTTATTGTAGACCAACAAGAAAGAAATGGTTTCTACCTTGATGTTAGAAAAGCTATGTCTTTATACAATACATTAAGAGATGAAGCTAATGAATTAGAAAAGTGGGGTCGTATAAGATTTGACCCAACAAGAAAAGATTTAAAAACAAAAACAAAATACATACCTTTTAATATAGGTTCAAGACAACAGATAGCTGATAGACTTATGAATATAGGTTGGAAACCTAAAAAACATACAGACAAAGGTAATGTAATTGTTAATGAAGAAGTATTAGATGGTATTAATTTACCAGAAGCTAAAAAGATTTCTAGGTACTTGTTACTTCAGAAAAGAATAGCACAAATCAAGTCATGGATAGAAGCATGTGATGATAAAGATAGTAGAGTACATGGTAGAGTTCTTACTCTCAAGACTGTAACAGGTCGTATGGCACATCACAGTCCTAACATGGCTCAGATTCCTGCTGTTCGTTCTCCATATGGTAAAGAGTGTAGGGATTGTTGGACTGTAGAGAATCCTTACACTCACTCCATAGTTGGAACAGATGCAAGTGGTTTAGAGTTACGTTGTTTAGCACACTTAATGAATGATACTAATTTTACTGAAGAAGTTCTGAATGGAGATATACATACAGCTAATATGAATATGGCAGGTCTTACAGATAGAGACCAAGCTAAGACATTTATATATGCTTTTATGTATGGTGCAGGTGCTAATAAAATAGGTAAGATAGTAGGTAAAGGTGCAAAAGAAGGACAACAATTAATTGACAGATTTTTATCTAACATGCCTGCTCTCAAAAGAGTTAGAGATGGTGTTACAAAAGCAGGTATGCGAGGTAAGATAAAAGGTATTGATGGTAGACTATTACATGTGCGTTCTCCACATGCTGCATTAAATACATTATTGCAAGGAGCAGGAGCAGTTGTATGTAAACTATGGCTAGTCAATATGAATAAACGTATTCAATCTACAGGAGTAGATGCTAAGTTAGTTGCATCTATACATGATGAATACCAATATGAAGTTGCTAAAAAGGATGTGCAAAAGTTTGGTAGTATTACCAAAGATGCTATGAAAGATACAGAGCAACAATTACAAATGAAGTGTCCACTAGATAATGAGTGGAAGGAGGGCACGACATGGGCACAAACACATTAGAGGAACAGTTACTATTATTTCCAGAAGATAAAAATATTGTTCTTAATTACAACACAAATACTCAAGAATGTAAAAATTGTAAAAAAGTTTTACCATTAACTGAGTTTAGAGTTAAAAATGTTTATAGTGATAATTTAGGTGTGTTATCTAAATACTGTATTAGTTGTACTAATAAGTTACACAAAGAACATCAATTAAGAAAAGTAAATATACCTTATCCTGATAAAGATTATAAATGTCCCATTTGTTTAAAGAATGAAGAAGAACTAAAGTCTAAACAAATAGTTGTAAATATGGATACTTATGAACCTGCAGAACACAAAAGAAAAAAGAATACTGTATGGAGATTAGACCATAATCATAACACAGGTGAGGTTAGAGGTTGGATATGTAACTCATGTAATGTATCTCTTGGTCAACTTAATGATGACGTAGATACTTTGAAAAGAGCAACAAATTATTTGGAGGTAAATAATGGAAGTAGTAAAAGAATTTGTGGGCAGAAATGACCATAAAGAATATATACAACGTGGTACTGCAGTAGAAAATTTGTTTGTTGATGAAGCAATAAGGAGAGGTTACAGAATAAAAGTTGCTTCAGCACAACAAAATATGTATGACCATATTGATTTAATTTTAACAAAGGAAGGTGAAACATTTACAGTAGATATAAAAGCTAGAAGAACAGGAACAGATAAGTCAAAAGGATTTGATGACTTATGGACTGTAGTGGAGTTCAAAAATACTATGGGAGATGCAGGTTGGCTTTATAGCAAATCTGATTATATTGTTTTTGAACGTGAAAAAGATTTTGTATTTGCAGATACTAAAGAACTTATAAACATGTGTGAAGATATTGTTGATATAACAGACAGAGTTTCAAGTTTTAGAGATGCAAACTATAAAGTTTGGGGAAGAAGTTATCAAGGTAAAAAAGATTTAATTTCTAGAATAGAGATGTATAAAATAATTAATTTAAAAAATACATTTATTTGGAAAAAAAGTATTGACTTTGATAATACTTCTATGATATAATTTAATTTTAACAAAAAATATAGAAAGGATACACATATGAGTGTACTAAAAGGAAAAGCTTATTGGGCAAGCATTACAAGCCCAAATACTACGTTTGATTCTGATGGAGTTTGGACTATTGATGTTGGTAATCTTGACGAGAAGAATAAAAAGATTGCTCAAGCTGATGGTCTAAATGTTAAGAATAAGAGTGATGACAGAGGAGACTTTGTTACTATCAAAAGAAAGGTTAGAAGAAAAGATGGTAACATGAACAAAGCTCCAGAGATTGTTGATGCTCAAAAGAGAACCATGATGGGTACTCTTATTGGTAATGGTTCAGATGTAAATGTATTATACTCTAAATACGATTGGGAGTATGCAGGTAAGTCTGGTGTTTCTGCTGACTTAAGAGCAGTACAAGTTACCAACTTGATACCTTACAACGTAGATGCAGATGCAGATAATGCATTTGATGTTGTGCCTGATGGTTTTGTGTCTAACGAAGCAGATGAAGGTGTGAAGTTTGCTTCCTAACTAAGAAAGGATAATGGGG